GCTGTTCCTGAAAGCCGAGACGGATATCATCAATGAGATCGGACGCCTGCGGTCCCTGGGGCTGGCGGACTACCACGCCGTGGCCGCGCTGGAGCGGGTACAGGCGATTCTCCGAAAACTGGAGGACGATTGCTGGACCTATGCGCCGCAGATGATTGAGCGGCAGTTCTACGTCAACCACCCGGAGGTACGAAAGCTTCCGGAGACGCCGGAAAAACACCTGCGGGGCTATCAGAATGCCTTTGTACTCACCGGCGAGCAGACGGCCATTGTGCAGCGGCTGACCATGAACCTCATGGGTCTGGTAGCCGAAGCGTCCCGGACCACATCCCGCAATCTGGAGAATATGCTGATAGGGCGGGTGGAGAACGACCCGTACCGCCGGATCGGGCTGACCCAGACGGCGGAGTTGCAGGCCGCAGGCGGGGGAATCTGGCGGAACGTCCCCAAATTTACAGAGGCTCTGCGCCGGGACGGCATCACCGCCTTTGTGGACAAGGCTGGCCGGAACTGGAACCTGCATACATACGGCAGCATGGTCCTGCGGACCGCGTCCCGGCAGGCGGAGGTGCTGGCCGTGCTCACCCAGGACCCGGAGCAGGATCTGTATCTCATCAGCGCCCACGGCTCCACCTGCCCGCTGTGCGCCCCATTGGAGGGCCGGGTGTACTCCCAGAGCGGCAGGGACCCGGACTTCCCGCCCCTGACGGCGGCGTTCGGGAAGATGGACCCGGCGGGGCCGGATACGTTGGACAACTCCTGGCTGAACATCCATCCCAACTGCCTGCATCAGCTCATCCGCTGGACGCCGATGGGCCGCGGTGAGGAGGAAATCCGGAAAATCAAGGAGTTTTCCAGCTTCGAGAAGAACCCCGTCACCCGCGACCCCCGCACTCAGAAGCAGGTGGAGGCGTACCGGCAGAAGGAGCGGGACCGGGCCCGGTGGCTGCGGGATTACCGGCAGTGGGAAAAATACCGGGAGACGCTGGGGGATAGAGTGCCGAGGACCTTTGAGACGTTCCGGAGGCATAAGCTGGCCGGGGATGAGAAGTTTCAGGCGTGGAAACACAAATATCAAAAAGCGGCCAAGACAAAACTGGATGATATCCAATTTGCAGAGGGCATCACTGACGCGGAGAAGGGAGCTGTAGAGAACGAACTCTCCAGGATTCCAGATAAGGCGCGAAAAATTGCTGAACGTGCTATTTCTAAAATAGTTATGACAGACGGACAGGCCAGCCACTATTTTCCACGCTCAAAAGAAATTATGTTGGCGCGTGGAAGAGAATACGGAACTGCGATTCATGAGTATGCGCATGCGCTTGAAGCCGAGCTTAGGGTGTACAACGACCCACAGTTTTTATCAATCTTAAAAATGGGCTTTGAAAACTTATCGGTAAGTGATATAATCATAGATGACACTACATTTGCCGAGCCAATAATTCGCGTATGGTCAGATAAATTAGTAAGTCTATATCAGGGCAGGCTATATGAAAGATATGGGATTTATGACGGATCGCAGGTGTATTTGGATGGAATGCGCGAATACTTTAGCGAGGGTTTTCGTGCGTATGTACTAACTCCTGATCTATTGGCAAATAAGGATCGTGCGCTGTTTGAGTACATTCGGAGGTTGGTGGAATGAAGACAAAAGAAGAAATCCTAATGGCTAAGACTGCCAAAGAGGTCTTGGCGTGGATTCAGGCGCATCCAGACCAATTTGACGACAAAGTAGGAGAGTACTTCAATATGCTGGCTCGAAAAGAGATGGAATCAAGAGTCCCAGACTATAATCCCGATATTCACTATGATTTCTTGTGAAACAGGCCCTGCTTAAAAAGTTATGGGATTAGCTATGGAACACTATTCAAAAAGCTACCAGGAGGGGGATCGAATATGAAACTGAGCAAGGTGTCTATCACAACGGACGGCGTTCTGTCGCGGCTGCTGGTTGATGGAGTGGATATGTCCCATGCGATGTCTGTCACGTATACGCACAGAGGGGGTGACATTCCCCGATTGACCATTGTGCTGCCGGTTGAAGCCGCCTCTGTAGAAAGTACAGTATGTATCAACAACGAGAAATGCGGCCATACCGCTGGAGACGGCATGACCGCAAGGTCTATCAGCACTCTGCTTGCTGGTAAATAGGGCATCCGATTCCGGTTTGACCACAGGTTACGCAGCCGTGTTCTTTTTCATAAGCGCAGCTAAAAGAAAGCCGCCTGGTTAGAGCAGGGCCGCCAATCTGCTCATAAATATTGAAGCGGACTGTGATGCTGTTTTGCGTATCCTGTTCCGGGCAGTAGCCATTTATGGTTTTGTAGACATCCCGCATAATATCACCCCCCTTCCCTAGTGGATTGTATCACAGGCCGAATGTTGTCGCAATAAGTAAAGGGGGCGCCGCATTGACTGACAAAGTAATCACCGCCATTGAAACAGCCTTGGCGCAGGGCCACCGCGTCCAGCTCAAGCAGTTGAAGGACGGCACGATCAAGGTGCAGATCGTGTTCCAGAAGGAACTAAAAATTACATAGCGTACCCACGGTATAATCGGATATCGGGAAGGGCCAATCGGGGTCAGCTTGCAGGGGAACTTGCAGGCTGGCCCCATTTTATTTTGAGGAAAAAGCATGGTTGGATTGTATTTCAAATTAAAAATAATGAGCCTGATTGTATGGACTGTGACAGTAGCGGCTGTTATCGTTTTCACAGTCGTTCGGCCCAGGAGGTGAAAGCAATGCTGGCCTACTACGGCACAGAGATATCAGAACACATGACGGACACGCCGGAGGGGTATCTGGTTTGCCGCGATGTCCCCATCGCCCGGACGGGGGACATGGTTTACCGGGCGGGGGAGCTGGAGCTGGAGGGCGACCCGGACCGGCTGGTGACAGTCCGCCGGGAAGAGGCGGAGGTCTTCTCGCCTGCGGCCATTGCCAGTTTCGAGGGCAAGGACGTCACCGCCGGGCACCCGGCGGAGATGGTGGGGCCGGAAAACCACGCCGCCTATACGAAGGGGCATGTCCAGAACGTGCGGCGGGAGGGGGACTACCTGCTGGCGGACCTGCTGGTCAAGGACGCGGCGCTCATCAGCGATATCAGGAACAACATCGTCCGGGAAGTGTCCTGCGGCTACCACTGCCAGTACGTTCCGGACGGCTCCGGATACCGGCAGGCGCATATCCGCGGCAATCACGTAGCGGTTGTTTCCCGCGGCCGGGCAGGCCGCGAGGTTGCAATAAAAGATTCGGCGGAGGACGCCGGGAAAGGAAAAAGCATGAGTAAATTTTCGGAAGCCATCCTGAAAGCCTTTGGGATGGCCGCGCACGAAGCGGAGGATCCGGCGGCGGTTGAGGCCCTGATCCCCACAGCCGCCACTGCGCTGGACGCCGAACCCGCAGGAAAAGCGCCGGAGGCGGCACCCGCAGCGGCAGTACCGGCCTCAGACGCGGCCCTGAACAGTCTCAATGAGAAGATGGACCGGCTCATCAGCCTGATGGAGGCGAAGGACAGCACACCGCCCAAAGAGGATGAGCCGGACGGCGGAAAAGCCTTGGATGATCTGCTGGAGAATCTGGAGGGCAAACAGGCGGCTACCATCTCCGACGATGAGGACGGCGGCGAGAAGAAAGAGCCTGAGCCGCTGAGCGAGGAGGCCAAAGACGCGGCGCTGGCAATTCTGAAGAGCGTCCGGCCCGCCGTGGCGGCCATTGAGGACAAGGCGGCCAGGGCCCGCGTGACAGACGCGCTGCTGAACGCGGTGCGGGGCGGGGACGCCCTGGGGGCCATCACCAAAGCCGCCGGGCGCAATGCCCAGAAGGCCGCCGACGCGGCCAGCCAGAGCAGCTATGAAAAAATCTGTGCGGACCAGAAGGCGGCCTATGACGCCAGGAACCCGCACAAGAAACAGGAGGCTTAATTGATGGGACTTTATCCGCAGAATATCGGAACCACTATGCCCCACGGCTACGCGGGCAGCTATGCCCGCCAGCCGGATATGGTGGTCAACACGCGGCCCGCAGCGGCTGCGATCCCCTTCGGTACGCCGCTGAAGTACGACAGCCAGGGGCGCGTGGCCCCTCTGGGGGAGGGGGACGCGGCGGCGGCCTTTGTGGGCGTGGCCGCGCGGGAAATCAGGAGCGCGCTGACCTATCTGGACCAGAGCGCCGGGGCCTTCGCCGCCGGGGAGGCGGTATCCGTGTTCATGCGCGGCGCGGTGAACGTCAAGTGTCAGAAAGGCGCGCCGCAGCTGGGCGGCGCGGTGTATGTCCGGACCGCGGCAAACGAGAGCTATCCCACCGCTGCCGCCGGCGGCTTTGAGGCGGAGGCGGACGGGGCCAACACGGTTCAGCTCACCGGCTGTCAGTGGGCGGGGCCTGCGGACGCGGACGGCGTGGCGGAGCTGCGCATCCTGACTATGCAGAGCGCGTAAAGGAGGAGCAGACAATGAATCAGTTTCAGAACGTAGGTACTTTTGACGCCGGTGTGTTTACGCCGGGGCTGTCCGGCGGGTCCGCGCCCGGCGGCGTCCCCACGATGGACGCGGCGGGGATTGCCTCCGGCGGCGCGTTCCTGGTCTCCGAGCTGGAGAAACGGGACCCGCTGCTGCGCAAGCCCCTGACCAGCTACACCTATCCCAGGGACATCAATATCAATACCGGCGGCG